CCCCGCCCTCAAAATTGACGGCATCGAGGTATTTGGCAAGGGTTCGCTTGCGCGTGATCTTGGCGCCCACCAAGTCCTGGTAAGTGAGCACCAGCGCCGTGATCGCCCCGGTGACATTCGCTACCCGAAGGCGCGGCCGTGGAACTTGTCCATTGCCATTGAGCTCGAAGCCTTCGACCTCGATGGGAAATGCCTCAAAGGCGTTGCCTTGCCAGACGACCCGCTGCTGCAAAGCGTTGGTGCCAGCATGAAAGCGCACCGGTCCCTGTCCAAACAGTGCTAGATCCAACACAAAGAGTTCGATTACGCTGCTGGGCGCGAGCTTTTGAATTTCAGATGAGATGGACTGGACGGTCATGACAAATCGAACACCTGTTTGAAGGTTGCCCGAACAGACTCGATATTGGGCTCATCCACCGATCGACTCCATTCCTCACAAATGAACTTGGCCGAAGCACCTCCTGGTGGCGTCCAGTCAAAGGCCTGCACTGCACCGCGTGCACGTAGGAACGCATCGATCGCTGTTGCATCTGTGCTGGTTCGTCCCCGAAACTCCAAGGACCAGACCTGCGGCTGCGTATTGATGCCGAAGGCCAAGCGCTGCTCGTAGCCGTCGCCGAAGGCCACACGCCGCACATTGGGCCGGATGGACAAATTGGCACCAACCGATGGTGTCCAGGTGAACGTCGCCACTTACCCGGCCCTCCGGCCATCAAGCAGTCCACCGGCTCGCTTTTGTGCCAGCAACTCCTGGCGAACAGCACTAGCAATCGCACGCCCCAGATCGCGTCCGCCCGGGTCATCCCCGCGGCTAGAAGCACCCGCGTCCGAAACGCTGACCGAGATGTTGAATACATCCCCACCAGACGCGCTACCGCTCATCGTGACCGGAATGGAGCGACCGTCAGGCAGTGGAACGTAGGCCTCTGGTCTGCTGCCTTCGCCAAAGAGCGCCAACTGGGGCGAATTAGCAATGCCACCTGATGCATAGCTGCGTAAGGCCATGGGGCCGGCGGAGGTCATGACGCCGCCATCCGCGAACCCAAAAAAGCTGCTCATCGCACGGGCCAGTGGCAGCGTGATCGCCCGCTGAATCTGGATCCGAATCAGGTCTGAAATGATTGAATTGGCGAGAGACCGGAAATCGAGCTTGCCTGTCATTACAAAGTTCACCAGTGCGTCCGTCATCCCGTTGAAGGCACGTACCGTGGCTGACTCCATCTGCCTGCCAATCTGCTCGGCTTCTTCGGCCACCAGACGCAGGCCCTTGGCAAAGCCAGCCTCTGGGTCCGCCAATTCTTTGACGCGCTGATTGAGCAAGCTGGCACCGTCAGCAGCTTGGCGGGCGGATTCTTCAATCTTTTTCAGCGCATCGGCCAACTTTTCGTTACCTGGTGCAGCCTCTGCCAACTCACGGGCCTGAGCCGCTAGCGTGGCCAATTGGTTGGCACTGTCCCTGCGGGCTGCTGCCAAACGACGCAGAGACTCCAACTCACTGATAGCACCTGTTTCACGCAGGGTCTTAATCTGCTCTTCGATCGCTCGAAGTTCGCTTTGTCCCCGTGCGGCCTGTTCTGCCAGGTCTTTCATGGTCTCGCCAGGTAGACGAATCTGGCGCTCCAGATTCGACTGTTGGGCTTCTCGTTCTAACCTTTGGCGCTTGAGAGTGATCTCAAACAGACGATCCTGTAGCTTTAGCTTGTCTTGAGTAGTCCTAGCCACCGATTCAAGCCCACGGCGAAGAATTGCTTCCTCCTCATCCGTCAGTGCACGAAGCTTTTCGGTGAAGTCTTCCTGGGCTGCCAAGCGGGCTTCCGTCGCCTCCTTGAAGCTGATATAGCCCTGGCTCTCGTAGATGTCAATGATGCGCTGCCGGTCCTTGAGGATGGCGTTTTCCACATCGACTTGACCCTGTAGGCGCTTTATTTCGCTCTCGATACCTGCCATGGCGTTGGCAGTCACCGCGCCCGTAGCGGTGCTGTAGTTCAGGCGCTTCCTGGGCGTTGCAGCTTGAGTGACGGCATTTGAGGCCTCGGTCCCCTTGCGAATTTCATCAAACCTTCGCGTTACTGCATCAGCCAGCAGTGGCATGTCCCAAAGGTCAACATAGTTCTTGTTTGCCTGCTCAACGATGGCATTGCGCTTTTCAAGAGCCGCTTTCAGACGCGCGCGGTTTTCTTCAGAGAACGGGTTAAGGCCCTTGCCACCAGCCAAGAACGTACCGGCCAACTCGATGTCGGCCCAGACAGCTGAGAAGCTGCCAATCACCGACTTGATGGTATTGCCGATCCCACGAAGGGCGTCAATGACAACAGCAAGTGCATAGGCTGTCTTTTCTGCCCAGTTCGTAAGCGTGCCATCCGAGCGAAGTCGCTGCACCCCATTAACGGCATTGTCCGTGCCGAGAACTACATTCTTCAGTTCCTGATACAGAACCGACATCGAGGGTATGGCGGCGGTGACCAAGGTCTGAGCCACAAAGTTGGACTCGGCCCGCATACGACCCATGGCCTTGGATGCGTTATCGGCTTCCTCAATTTGCTTGGCGGTCAACCGAATATTGAGGTCTTGGTTCTCTGCCAGGTCTTTTAGGAACGGGAGCATCGTTGCTCCAGACTTTCCGAAAAGCTCCATGGCAATGGCAGTCTTTCCAGCCCCATCCTCGAACTCGGCCAGTTTGAGAGCGACGTCGTTCATGACCTCTGCGGGATCACGCAGATTACCGCTGGCATCCTTGGCTCGAATTCCCAAGAACTGTAGAGCCCTGGTTGCTCCTGCCGTCTCGTCGTCGACACCGGCAAGCCCCTTAGAAAGCTTTGCCAGACTCGCGCCAATGGCCTCCATAGCCGTACCCGAGATGGTCGCCACAGGTGCAAACCCAGACAGGGCTGCAGCGCTTGCACCTGTTTGCTCTGACAAGCTCTGGAGCGCAGCCGCCGCCTCCAGCGTATGGGTTACAAAGTCACGTAATGCGGCAACAGAGGTGGTTCCAATCACCACGGCAAAGGCGGTCTTGGCAACACTTGCCACTTGCTGCATTGACGACTTCATGTCGTTGGCATGGCGATCAAGAAGACGCGCCGTGCGTCCGAGGTCCTCCCGAAACTCTGAAGTTTCTGCCGAGAGCTTGACGACCAAAGATCCCAAATCAGCCATGCTTCTTCACCTTATGGGAAAACATGGCCTTGAAACGAGCGACATTCAGACGAGCATCGTCTTTGGGGGCAGTCCGATCGATGTAAGGCATGAAATCTTCTGGGGTGAACGCTCTGGCGTCTTTGGTTCTATGGGCGTTTGCAAAGGTCGCGGCAATCACGCCACTTCTCAGATCAGCTCGCATGTCGCCAAAGGGCTCTAATTGGTAAAAGGCCATCCACTCGGTCAGCTCATCCGATCTCACCCGTTCCAGCAGATCTCGCACCGGCATGCCAAGTGCAAGTGCAAGTCGAAATAGAAATCGCCGAAACGGGTTGGCCTTCAGCCTTTTTTTGCGATGTCGACCTGTTCCACGCCAATGCCGTTAAGGCGTTGAGCAACAGAGAAGACGCGGTCCAATGCGCGAGCGCTCTTACGACCAAGCGCGACGATCTGGCTGTCATCGAACAGGCGATCACCTTGGGCATCACAAAGAGTGAGCGCAACCAGTCGCGCACGCACGTTCTCCATGCGACCATCCTTCTCAATAAGGCTTGCCTCAAAGGCATCGCGGTCCGTGCCGCTCATGGTTCGCACCAAGACTTCACCGCCCCATTCAGGGACGTTGACGGTCTCGCGCGGCAGATCATCGGCTGCCAGGATGGCGTCTTTGGAAAGAATGTTCATGTACTTCATGCCTCCGTGATATCGCCATCGATTTCGATCGTGACGCTGGCCTCGACCACAGCATCCACGCCACCTTGCACGCTGAACTGCGTTACATAGCCGTAGAAAGTCCAGGTGGCTGCGGGCGTCGTGTCAGTAAAGGTGATCTTGAATTGCCGACGGGCGCGGTTTGCACGATCGGTGCGCAATCCCTGATGCACGGTGTCGTCCGGGTTGAAGT